CAGGATTCTCACGTTCGTAAGACTTCCTGCCCTTTTCATTCAGACCACCCTCTTTATTTTTACCTGCCTTACGTGTCCACGCAGCAGCTTCACTCCTTACAATCTTATTGTCAGGTTCATTCTTTGAAAGATTTTTTGCTTTTTGTTTCTTAGAGATCTTAGGTCCTCCTACTATATCTCCATACTCATCTCTCTTGACTCCTTCTTTCATACTCTTAAGAAGAGCATCAACACGTTTCTGACTATCTTTCTTGTGGTAATTTACTGGTGTTTTATCTTTCTTTCCTTTCATCTTTACACCTCTACCTTTTGCAGTATTATATCTTCTTGCTTCTGTGTCATCATGAGTTGCCATACTACCTTTAGAACCTCTTCTATTACCAAATGTTCTTTGGTTTCTTTCATTTTTTTTAGCAGCATCATCTTTACCCTGATCTACCTTTGCTTCATCCATTTTCAGTGCATCTAACTGATCTAATGCTTTTTGTGACCACCATATTGTAGCTTCTTTCATTTTCTTTTTAGGTTTGTCAGTTTTAACATAGGTTGGTTTAGCAGCACCAGACTTAGATTGTTGATTAGGATCTGCTTTTTTCTTACGTCTTTGTGCAGATAATCTTTCTGCCTTAGTCATAGACGCTCTCTTTGCAGATGATACACACTTAGGAGTTCCTTCACCAGGTTTGTCACTAGCACAAGTACCACCTGTGACTACATTGACCCACCCTTTCTTACCGTCTTTTGATTTAGATTTAGAAAACCACTTGTGTAAGTTGCCTTCCTTTACTAGGTATCCATCATGCATGACCTTATAACCTTTTGGAATTGGTTTACATTTTTGATCTGTATTACAATAGTATTTACCTTCACCACACTCCACTGCTACCGCCTCCTATAATTGCAAGGTTTAATCCTGCCATAGTATACATTGCATTATGTATTGTAAGATCGGAGTCTTGTATCCATGGCTGTGCATCTTCATTATAAATCCAACATTGTAATGCACCATACTTTGCTTTTGGTATGGAGTCATCAAACCACCAATCATAATGTGGTGTATCGTCAGTTGCAGGGTAAGTCAAGTACCTAACCCCTTACCTTTATCATAATTATCCTTTCCTCCATATCTTGCCATCGTATTCACATAAGATTTTACATCTTTGAACCCACGTTTCTTAGCATCAGCAGCAGTTTGTTTTTTATCATCTGCCATCTTCTTATACTTACCAGTTCCTGCAGTAGACTTAGCACCTTTAACTTTCTTGGGTTGTCCTCTCTTCATGATCTGATCTTTATACTTTGCCCTTACAGCATCAAGTGCAAGATCTCTCCCTTCACGAGTGAACTTCATACCCTTAGTTGCTTTGTCTTTGAGTGCCTGACGTTTCTTAGGATCCATATTCTTTTCATAGTCTGCTAACTTCTTAGCATAACTAGGGTTATCCATTTTCTTGATAAGTGCTCTGTCTTTCTTATCAGGTCCTGTATATGATGCCTCATTCTGTACATCAGGACCATCATTTACATCGTCACGTCTACGTTTTTGTTCACACTTCATACAGTCACAGTCTTCACCATGATTCTTTTTAACCTCTTTGAGTTCATCTTTCTTAGGGTTAATAAGAATCTTAGATTTTTTTTCTGCTAGATACGCTTTGAATGATAACATTACATTCCCTGTTTACGCATAAACTCCTTGAATGCAGGAGAATTGATTCCTCTCTTAGGATCTTTCATTCTTGCTGCTCTCGATCTCTCTCTGTATGGTTTATCAGATTCATCATCTGGTTTATACTTCTCAGGATTTCTCATTGCACGATAGTTTTCGTCTAGAGACTCCCATTCTTCCCATAGTTGATTAAATGATTTGAAAGATAGCATTACTTTGTCTCCATTCTACGTTTTGCTGCCTGTTTAGCATATAGTCTAGATGATTGCTTCATTTTCTCTATTGCCTTTTCTTTGTTTCCTGCTACTGCTGCCTTACCTCTTTCTACCTCTGCCTTCTTAGAAGCTTTGAGTGCTAGGTCTGCAGATATTTCATCTATCTGCTCGACTTCTTCATTCTTAGGACGACAATCATTGACGAGTTTACCACCCTTCATCTTCATACCAACCTTCTTGTGAGTCTTCCAACATGAAACTTCTTGGAACTCCATTGTTTCTAGGTCTTCATCCTGCTCAGATAAGATCATATCAATCTCACCTTCATATCCTAGTTGCTCAAGTAATCCAAAGATCTCATCCCAGATTACTTCCTCGCTCTTATTACCATAGTTTGCTGCACCTTTCTTACGACATTGAACTAATCTACCTGATGCATATGCACTTGGCCATACCTTAGCACTTGCTTTTACTTTCTTATAGCAAGCATCTTTTGTGCCACTACCCTTACCTTTCTTATCTGCTTCATTTAATTCATCTTCATGAGGAATAGTATTACCATTAGCATCTTTCTGATGATGCTCCATCTTCATCTTTTCACGTTTTGCTTTAGTCTTGGCAAGGATTCTATCCTTTGCTTCTGATGCTGCTTTGTTAGGACCATCATATGCCATAGCACCTTTTTGCTTACGAGGTGCCTTAGCAAATCCTGCCATAGGTCCCGATGGTGTACCAGATCCTTTGGTTATACCATATGAACTACCTTCTTCTACTTCTACTGATTCTTTCTTAATTGCTTTAGAAATTACTTTTCTTCTATTGAGTAAATATGAATCGGACTTATCTTTGTCACCATCATTATCTACATCACCATCTTCTTTACCGACAGCATCTAGTTTCTTTTTTGCTTTCTCTTGTATCTCTGCATATGCATCAGACATATCAGGCAAATCTCTGAAGTTCATTGTCATTTTAGTACTTTCTCCTTTTTATTTATCTTCTTTACAAACTCACCAGGTGTCAATTTCTTAGCATAGTTTGCTAATTCATCAGTTCCTATTTCACCTGCAGGTGTAAAGTTAAAGTATTTTATTTTGTTGATTTCTTGTAGATCTTTTAACCATGAACGATATATTCTATCGGATTCATCTACAAAGATAACGTAGTTGCTACCACGACTCACAACTTTACCACAGATACCTGTGTTTACATTCTCTACAAGGTCTCCTATCTTAAATATGTGACCTTCAAAGTAATGTTCTCTAAGTGCTTGAGGATCTAACTTAGGTGCTATCTCATATAGAGTATAAGATGCATCTTGAAAATCATCAAGATCTTCTTGAACATTCATCGCTTGTCTCAGCGTATTATATAGTTCTTCTTTTCCCTTTCTTCCTAGTTTCTCTGGCATACCTGACACAAATGTGTCATAGTCGTCATCCATAGCTGCCTTACGTAGCTTAGATGCACTCATACCTTCTACACCTTCACCATCTGGATCTCTATCACCTGCAGATGATACTTTTATATCATCAAAATTATATAACTTACCATTATATTTGGTTGCTAGTGAGTTAAATTCACTGACTCTATCTCCACCAACTACTATGTTTACTGAACTATATCCTTCACCATCAAGTGTTGTCAACACATCAAAGATAGTTTTAGTCTCTTCACTATTCTGAATAGCATTTGCATGATCAGGATATGCCTGTTTCATGAACTTGATCTTTGTACCAGGATCTAGTGGATTCTTTTGAGGATCTTGTGATCTACTTGGGTAGATCCTATACTCTCCACCTCCTGATGCTGACTTCACTTTGTTTAGAAGTGCTTCATGTCCAGTAGTAGGGGGATTAAATCTTCCAAAAGTAATAGATATGCTACCTTGATCGACCGAACCCTCGCCTCCTGCAGTTTCTTCTCCTCCATTGGTTGTTCCTCCTGCTAATTCTTTTGCGGTCAACTTTCTAAGTTTACCATCTTGACTCATATGAGTCACCTTACCAGTTTGATCGGCATATTTACCGTATCCAACGTGTTTAAGATTGAGTTTTTCTGCTTCTTGTGCTGCAAAGGATTTTTGAGCCTCTTTTAGGAAAGCACTAAACTTTTTCATTCTTCCAATTTTTACGTAAATTAAAGTTTGCTCTGCTAAAGGTTAGTCTATCTACAATTTTATATGGATTTTTAGAATTAATCACATAACCTTCGTGTTTAGAAGGTTCACCATCAATATAGCATTTCACGTCACCGCTTTCACGGATACCACATTGTAGACGCTGTTTCAGTTGATAGATATAGTGCCATGCCTTGAAGGTATATACACTGACCTCTCCCTTATATTTATCAGGTAACGAATCGTACATTTCTTGAGCGTCAGCAATACGTCCTTCACGAATAAAACTGTTGACATGTTGCTTGATCTTAGGAGCAACTTTTGGATGAGGAGTTTTAGATCTAAAGATAGGTATAAAAGACTTCCATTGATCTGTAAAATTTAATTCTTTCTCTACAAATGCCCATGCATCTGTTGCACTTACACAGTAACAAGTAGGTGAACTAGCAAGATTAATCCCGATGTGCCCAACACTATCCGCAGAAACTTGCTCATAAAAAGTATGTGGAGCAATGACAATATAGCCAGGGACTTCAGTGGGAAAACGATACTCCAAAGTATTAGGAGTGTAAGAATGTGACCCACCGACACCAATCCAGTCAGCTTGAATAATGCTATCGACACGAGGAGCAAAATGAAACAATAACCGAAGAATGTCTGCCACATCCCCTTTGTGATTGGTCTCAATGTCATTGAAGGAATAATTGATCTTCGGGATTTTTTTGTTGAAGACACTTTTTGTACCTACGAAAAATTTACCATTAGCAGGATTAGTACCAAATACCACAGCAGGAGCACCATCCCACTTGATACCAACAGTTTTACAAGTAATCATCTCAGTGATTGCTTTGAGTGCAACTCTACGACCATCAAAGATTGTATCTTCTGGGTGTTCGAGGTGTTTGTTTGGCATATCATCCTGTATTATATCCATATTATAGCAGGTTTTTATGTCTAATACGAGTCACAGTGGACAGTTTGATAAGTGTCCTCAATAAATTTTTAAGAAAGGACCGTTGCTATTACCGAATTCTTTTTTAGCACCATAGTATAGTGCTGTACACCACTGTGACATTTTCTTTTTCTTTGCAATCTGTACCCATATATGTGCCCACTCCATAGCAATTAACTTAGAAGAAAATCTACCACCAGAACTTCTGTCTGCCTCATTTGTTTCATAATCTATAGCGTATGCCATTACTTCTTCAATACCTTCTGCTATCTTCTGACTATTTTCATATACTGCAACCTCACCAAGATCTATCATATTAGATAACTTTAATTTTTTATATAAATCTATCCAGTAATCAATTTGACTCTTTTCCCACTTACCTACAGGAGGTATCATTCTATGTTTTGATGCAGATTCTGGTCTTTTTAATCCTAAATCTTTTAAGATTTGTTCTAATGCAACACTTGATACTTTTCCAAGTTTAGCACCTGCATCTTTTCCCTTTGGTGTTAGGTCAGTTTGTACTAAATTTCTTGCTTTAGAGTATTGAAAGTTTCTAGATTGTCCATGAACCTTCCCACCTTTAGTTGTCTCTATATCAAAACCAAGTTCACCAGTATCAAATAAAAAATTTTTTTTCTTACCTAAGGTTAGATTACATTTAAGAGACTTGGGGATTAAATCTAATGAAACAGGAGATGCTTTTCCATTTGCATTTGCCACCTCTACGGTAGCAGTTCTTTTATTTTTTGATATAGCTTTCAATGATACACCTATAAGAGTTTTATTTTTCAGTGTCTCTTTCATATACATGTTTAGGACGTTCAATTTTGCTTCTTTAGACATCCCATCTACATTTGTTAGTTCTTTTATCTTTTCTTCTACAATTCTTTTTTGAGTTTTCTTTACCATAACAATATCCATAGGATTCCAACGATCCTTTACAGATACACCACATTGTTTCTTTGCAATATCTTCTATCATAGGCATAATACCTCTATCTCTTGAGTATTCATACCCTCTACTACCACCTAAAAATTTCTTAAGTGCATTAGTTTGTTTTCTATATGTGTCTCTCCACTCAGCACCATAACCTTCATAAACCTTTTTCATCTCTCCTGATGAAGGTTCTTTATTTTTCTCAATTACAGATTCAAAAAATAATTTTGATCCATTCTCTTGCTTTGCTGTCTCTATAGCGTTTGTAGCCATTGAACTTTCTAATTATTTATCTTCACGTTCTCCCATTATATCTTTAATGTTAGAAAGATATTGATGAGTTTCTTTGATAGTGTCTATTGATAATAATATATCTGCAATGTGCTTACTGATATATGGTTCTTCAGTTCTTGCTGACCAAGCAAGAGCATTTCTTAAATTTGCCTTTGCTTCATCTAATGAATCTGATACTTGTTGTGAGAGTGCCATTTTAGTGTGGGTTATAAATTTTTAAAATGTATAATGTTATTACGATACTAATTATAAGAACTACTGAAATAAACTGAATCATTACACATCTCCTACCAGACGGTTTTCCGAATAATGTACGTCAAACTCACCACCAGGATACCTTTTCTTAAGTTTCTCCACATTCATCTCAATGACTTCTTCTGGTGTAATATCTAAAGCGATACATGCTTGAATAAAATACCACATAATGTCACCTAGTTCACGTTTCATATGAAATAAATTATCTTGACTAACTGGTTTACCTTGAAAAAGTATTTTCTTTACTATTTCTGTGAACTCACCTGACTCAGCACATAGTCCGAGTGCAGCAGTTAATGCTCTATGTGATTTAAAATCTTTAGAGTACAAATCTTTCAAGCGATCTTGAAATTTACCACCTGTTTTACTCTCGTCAGACGTGACAGCGTCTACGAATTGAGTATATTTTTCAAAGTCAATCATACTTTAATTCATTAAATGATTTTGCAGCAAACTTTTTAGTAAGTTCTTCATTTCCCTTATCAATTATATCTGTTTGTGCTGTTTCCTCTACATCATACAACCTCATCTTCGCTCTGTCAATACCTATACAAAATCTTTTATTAATTGTAGGGTCATTGTAGCGATTTTTTAGTTGTTTGACCATTATTTGATTCGCTTCCTCCAATTCCTCCGTAGAAATAAGAGCAAACATAAGATCAGCAGTTGCGGGAAGCCCAAAACTTTCGCTTGTATCAGTAAGATCAACATCACTACTCCCAAAGCCAGAACGAGTCGTCTGAGTAGCGGAGACGATAGGTACATTAGCTTCAACTGCAAGCCCACGGAGTTCTTCTGCGATCGCTTTAACATAAGTATACGAGTTTACTATAGATCCTTTATACCTCTGAGAGGCACAAATATTTAGATAATCAATAAAGATAATATCAGGTTTAATACTTTTCTTTAGAGCAAGGTCACTGATCAAAGATTTGAAATGTCCTACATGTGCTGCTGCTGTAGGGTATTCTTTGATGATTAACTTCCCTTGTGTTTTCTTTGAAAGATTTTTAACCTTACTTGCAAACATTACCTTAGGTAGATCTGCAAGTTTTTGTATAGGAATATTTAATAAGTTTGCATCAATCCTTTCTGCAATCTTTTCTTCTGCCATTTCAAGAGTAATGTAAAGCACATTCCTACCTTGTAGTAGTGTTGCTGCTGCCATATGGCACATGAATAATGACTTACCAACACCTGTACCTGCTAGTGCAACGTTCAGTGTTTTGTTAGGTAGTCCACCTTTTGTAATTTTATTAAAGTAGCTAAGATCAAAGGGAATCTTATCTTCTTTTCTATGATAGAAATCAAATCTATCATCTGAATTTGCGATGTAATCATGTCCAACATTCTGGTCAAAACTTACTCCAAGTGCTTGACTGAGGATTTCTGGAATAGCCCCTCTATCCCTCTTTGAATCCTGTCCATCAGCAATCTTAACGGATTCCATAAGCGATAGATAAATCGCTCTCTCCTGACACCATTTCTCTGTAGTGTCAACCAACCAATTGTACTCGCTTTTCTCATTGGATAACTCACTTAGAACCTCCTTTATAGTTTTAAATTGATCTTCAGTTAAGTCTGTACGTTCTTGACATTCTATACTCAAAGCATTAAGAGATGGTAATGCATCATACTGACTAATGTATTCATGTATTTCTAAGAATACAATCTTATACTCACGAGTGGTGAAGTATTCCTTCATCAAAAAAGGCAACACCTTACGTGCATATTTTTCATGATAGCATAGATTACTAAGAATCGTGACTTCTAAATTCATGTGTAATGTAAATAAGTGCCAACAATATATTTGTTGTTAGATACAGGTGCTTTACCTGCGTGTCTGTATTGCCATGTTGGTGGGAATAAAAGTATTGTACCACACTTGGCAGAAATGTCAAAGTTTAGTTTAGGGAATGATGTCTCCCCTCCTTCTTCAACATCATTAAGATATAAAAAACCGACTAGGAATCTACGAGCAGACGCATAGTCTTGCACATCAACGTGATCCTTGAATTGGTCATAATTATTGTTTTCATACATCTTCATACGAAACTCTTCGTATGAATATTTGGCAGGAAAGTCAGGACCTAAATCCAGTTCCTCCATATATTTGTCCATGCACTCATCAAATATATCAATCAACAGGTTCTGTTCAGCAACCCACTTGGGATCTTTTGCATTATATCTCTGAGAAATATTTAGTTCTCTGAAACTTGGTCGCTGCTCTCTATCAGTGTATATGCTGTCGGACTCATCAAAGTTCTTGATGATCGTATCACATACTGATTTACTAAGAACATTAGGATACGTTCTAACATAGTCAGTTAACTTAGTTGCCATAGCGAAACTCTTTAGCAGCAGCTTCGTCTATCTTACTCATTATTTCTTTTGTGAAATATTTATCTGGATCCTTAAGTATTGCAGAAGGATATACACTGCTATCACCAACAACGATCCTATTTCCTTTACGCTCAAAGACTCCATGTTTTTCACCCAACTCCAATAATCCGTAATACCTGTCCAATCCACGGTCGTAATATAATCGTGTTTCAACATCTGAGTTCTCCTTTGTTAGTCTGGACTTTGCGGTTTTGCATTTGATAATATTTCCAACAACCTCCTTACCATCTTTTTCCTTCTTCTTTGATAGATATACAATTGTGCTTGCAGCGTATTTGAGTCCACTTCCACCTCCCATTTCTTTAGTAGGAATATATGCACCTACCACATCGTATGTATGGTTGGTGACGATTAAAGGCACGTTTGCTTTACCTAATTTGAGGGTTAGCACACGAAAGATTGATTTAACAACTTGAGCACGAGTCATATCTCGTGTCTCTTTACCTGCCTCAGAGTCTTCTACTTCCTTAGAAGTAGATAACATTCCAAGAGAATCTAAAACAAACATTAAGGGTTTGCGTTCTTCAGCAGTTTGTTCGTTATATTTATCTAATATTTTGATTGCTTGTAGCCTAAATTCTTGAACTGTAGTAACAGGAACAAGTAGCATACGATTAGAATCAATACCTCTGTCCTCAATCATTTGCTTTGATATGGCAGATTCTGATTCAAAATATATCACACCTGCATCAGGATTAGACTCTAAGAAATGTTGAACCATACCAAGGCAAAAGAATGTCTTACCTGTAGATGTCTCACCTGCTATAGCAGTTATTTTATTATTAGGAATACCTCCGTAGATTGATCCTGATAATAAAGCATTGAAGATATAAGAACCTGTATCAATAAATCCTGCAGTGTCACCTGCAGATACACCTTCAGAGACTAATGATGCATAATCATTACCAATCTCTTTAGCTATGTCCTTCAGAAAATTCATAAAACCATGTTATAAAATTAGAACGTTTCATGGCACGCTCAAACCATTTTGCTTCAGATATATCATTAAATATCTGATGCTCTTTTTTAGGTGTGCCGAATGCTTTTTGGTATTCGACTTTGTACTTTTTCATCCAAATAAAAATTCAAGTGATGCGATCTTCTCAGGCTTCCACCCAATAGTATCCATAATAACTTTTATTGGCTCCAAGAAACTCTTACTAAATTGTAGTTCATAGTCCACCTGTTTGTCAAGTCCAAATTCCTTAGGGAAAGTATTTGGAAACGAAATAACATTCTCTGATATCTTATTAGGTGTCTTCAGATAGATGAACTTAATCTTTTCCCCATCTTGAATGAGGGGGTACTTGTGAGTCAATCGTTGTTTTGTATTATGGTAATTGTATAGTAATGCTCCACGCACATGAATGGGTGTACCCTTACTATAGATACTTGTTTGGTTCGCCCACTTATTTATCCCATTGCATCCTCTAGGAAATGCTATGTCTTCGATGGGCAACTCATTAAACTCTTCTCTAAATTGTGCAATAAACTCCTGTGCATCTTCTTCATCATTATTCATGATGACTTTGAGACACTCTTTAATCTTGTCACGACAAGCACCTGGTGTAGATGACTTGACCGCTTCAATACCCATGACTTTTAGTTTGGGTTCTTGGAATCTTACACCCTCTATGTCCCATGCATTTAAGATGTATCTCTTCTTCGCTGTCCATATACCTTTGTTGGCAATGGTCTCACGTTTCATGAACATCTTCTGGTCATATGCGTTTACGTATTTTGCCAACGCTTCATAAGAACTCTCAATATAAGGCTCAAGTTCCATCGAACAGACCTTATCAATGAACCCAACAATGACCTCATCAGTTTCTTTTCTCCCTTTGTATACACCCTCGACCAGAGGACCCAAATTGAGGTAGATACTATCAGTATCACTAGCAATGACATAATCAACATCCTCCGTTTTTAGTATTTTGTTCATCTTCTGGTTCATCTTGTTCTCAATCCAACGGATAGATACCTGACCAGAAAGAGTAATTGCCTCAGCATTAAGTAAATTATAGTATCTAAAATACTGATTGCCAACAGCACCATAGGCAGAGTTCAATTGAATCTTTCTTGCCATCTGGATGTTGTTGAATTTACTTATATCTTTTTCTAATTGTTTGGTGGGTTTTTTCTCATAATCTTTCTTTGCCTGTATCATTCTCTTCTTATAGATGACACGTTCAGTGTATATCTTTTCCATCATCTCAGGCAAGAAACCTTTTATATCTTTACGATACTGTGCACCGTTAGCACACACAGCGAAGTCACCTGATAGATCTATCTCTTGATTCAATAACTTCTCAACGTTTGCACTAGGATGTCTAGTCTCCCAGAGTGTCTCAGGAGATATATTGTACTGCATAATAAGATGAGGATATAGACTATTAAGATCAAATGATACAACCCAATCATATTTGCCAGGCACAGGTTCTTTTACATATGCACCTGCATACTTCTCGTCTTTCTTTGAACCTTTACGAGGGGGAGGTACAATATTCTTGTCAGCAAGATAATTAAAGATCATTGTATCCCACATACGAACCTGTGAATATACATCTTCAAAGTTTACCTTAGCATCATAAGACATAGTGATTGCTAGTTCTAGCAACTTCATCTTGTCTTCTAATCTGTCAATCAACTCAACGTCTTGGATGTTATATTCTATAAACTTCTGCCAATCTCTTGTATAAAAATCTCTAAAGTTTTCATACTCGCTATGATCTAACTTCCTTTGTCCTAGTTCGACAAAAGCGATGTGATCAAGTCTGTAGGATTCTTGATTACTATAAGTGAACTTGCGATAAAGATCGAGATAGTCAAGAATGTTAATCCCACTGACATCATAAGCATAATTCTTCCTTCCCTGAACATAAATTTCTCTCTCGTTTGTTCGGTTCCAAGGTGACAATGATCTCATCCATTTTTCACCCAATATTCTATTTAACCTTCTGGCGATGTATGGTACATCATAAAGGTTTACGTTCCATCCTGTCAAGATATCTGGTGTATTGTGCACCCACCACTCAAGAAAACCCTTGAGCATATCTCTCTCACTATCATATATGTAGTGTTCATGCTCAGTTTCAAATTCACGAACTGCCCAGATATAAAACTTTTTAGTCACCATATCTTTAATGGTAATAGAAAGCATTTCTTCTGCTGCTGCTTCTACATCAGGGAATCCATTCTCACATTGAACCTCGATGTCCAATGCATAGATTTTCATCTGGTCAATATGATAATCAACTTCATCAGAAAACTCTTTCCTGATATACTGATACACGAAACGTTCATACCCATGAACCTCAAACTTTTCTACACCATTATATGTTTTGATAAACTCTCTTGCTTCTCTAGCAGTTTGAAAATCTATGGGTCTGACATATTTCCCTGTGAGAGTTTTCATCTTTTCTTTACGATTAGATGTCACATATAATGTAGGAGAAAAATGGGTACGAAACTGGACTGGTTCTCCGTCTTCGTACCCTCGATATAGAATTGTATCACCTGCTAATTGAATGTTCGTATAGAACTTACTCATGCGTTATACTTGTCCAACAAAGTTTGACTAGGTTCTAGTATAGTCAAAACTACATCAGATGTCAAGAAGATGTCACGTTGTGAACTATGCTTAGGAAATGGTATGAGTTCTCCCTCTTCAGATACTTCGTAGCATCTTTCAAGAAGATATACAGGTTCTTCATCTAACTCAGTTATCTTTGCTAGAAGGTATTCACTCCGTTGTCTCAACAAGATTAGTCGGACTACCGATTGTTCCTGTTCCATTTCCAGAGTTGGTGTTTCCTCTTCCATTTGCTGCCTCTACTAATTCATTGTATTTGTCGATGACCTCAGGATAAGTGTCGTATGCACTTACGATTTCATCTAGTCGAAGGATAACCCTTCTATCTTTGCTCAAAGGTGCCCAAGGTATAAATTGTATTTCTGGTGAACGCATTTGATGCACACCTTCTGTTTCAATTAAAAGATCTTGGTCAGTTTCTACAACATGAACGTTGTAGGGATGATCCATTCTAAAAGCTACTGCTTTCTCTGGTTCATCTTTTGATGCAATTTCAAAAACGTCTGCGATGACATCTTCACCGTTTCGCATTCTTACGACTCTTACGCTCATAACTTTTGTTTGATTCTGATATTTGATAAGCACAATCTTTGATAAGATCTTTTAAGATTCTTTCAGCGTTTGTGTTTTTTTGTTCTGCGATGGGTATGCATAGATGCATTATACCATTAATTTGGTAAGTTGGCAACTCTAGTGTTAAGAGTTCTGTTTCACCTTCATAGTTATTCGGTTTTAGGTTCAGATAATTGCTTCTCATCTTGTATTCCGTAGTGGTAATCGTTTGTATCACCATACCTCTCCATGTGACCACGTTCCACACTAAAGATCTGAGTAGATACTTTAAAGTCTGGCATCTTAGGGTTCTTAGGAGTCAAAGAGTTATCATATATTCTCATCCTATTGTTAGGATATAGTGCAAACTGACCATTGTTCAGTGCTATTAAATTATGACTCTTGTGTTCTGATGGTGTTTCTGCTGTGCTATAGTCTGGAGTATCAGGTTCATCATGATAATTATCTATTGTAATAACATACTTACCTAACTGTGATCCAAAGTCTCTAGTATATAGTTCATAATCCATAGACCCTATAAATTGCTTGCATATAGTTGTGACACCATAATCCATACAATTCCAGAACTGTAGATTAGGTAAATCCATATCTGGTTTTGGTGTCTCAGGTCTACTTACAAATGCACTAATTGGTAGTTTATCATATATTGCTGCATACTCTGGTAAGTATGTCTCAAAATAAAATGCCCGACCAGGCATTGATTTACATGATACCCAGACACCTGGTGTAAATTCGCCATGACCAGACTCAAAGTCAGTCAAATATTCTTTCCTTACCCACACTTCTTCTGCGGGCATATTACTAATTAGACTTGCCATTTGTTGTGTATGATGGTGGAATATGATGATCGTTCCAATGACGAATGTTGCCACCAACAATAAAGCAGTTAGTGACAACAAGTTGAATCATAATAATAGTTCTGATAGCACAGATCCAGTTATCATATTTCTTTGTAGTTTCGTCATTAAAAGATCCAAGAGCATACTTCCAGATCTTCCAGAATTCTTTCATCATATAATGATATCATCTGAACACTCTAATGTCAAGTGATATCGTAGACTTTATGTTTCTGGTGTTCTGGAATAACCTTATTTAGTTCTATGGTTAGTAGACCATTTTCATGTTTGATCTCTCCAATCTCTACATCATCTGAAAGATTGAATCCTCTTGTAAAGGTTCTTGCTGCTACACCTTTGTGTGCATATTCCTCTGCATCAGGTTTTGATTCCTGTACTCTTGATTTAACGCACAAGACATTTTGTTGAGTTGATACTTCTATATCTTCCTTTTTCCATCCTGCTAATGCTAGTTCAATTCTCCATTTCTCATCTGATTCCCTTACGATATTATATGGTGGATATTGTCCTTGTACTGATCCTGTACCATATGCATGGAATCTATCGAATAGATCGTCGAATCCTACGCTGTATCTAGTTGCAGCGTCAAAAATTTTGTCGATGTCCTTTGTAGTCCATCTTGTTAGATAGTTCATAGTTCTCCTTAAATAAGCGAGTATAGTTTGTGTCCCCGAAGGCGACAATACTATTTAACCATATCGTTAGGACTAGGTAAATGGTACATTCCGAACATTTTAGTAAGGTTTTTCTCACCTATATAGTGAAGGATTCTCTATGAAGAAAATGAAGAAATTCTTACCTATCGTTATGCTTTTGACTTTGGGCACTGCAGCAAATGCAGGTGGTTTGAGCACAAGACATCAATCCAGTTTGCAACTGACTGTTGAACCTCAAATCGTAACTCAGACAAGAGTTGGAAACAGTTATTCTATTTCTGGAAACAACGTGATCACAACACATACACCTGCTGCCAGTGGTAGTAGTGCTGTAGATGGTGGTATTGGTATTAACACTTATAGTGCTACTACAGGTGTTGGAACAGTTGGAACAATTACTGGTGTTCAAAATGGATGCACAGGATCAACTTCTGGTAGTGACCTAGCATGTACAGGATCATTCTCCTTTGCCCAATCATGGCAACAGGGTGATAGTTCTTCTGCAAGTGCTTCTACTTGGGGTGATATCACCACACAAAGCGGTGGAACAGCAGGAACAGGTGCACCAGGAACAATCACAAATGGTCATACTATCACGATAAATCAGGGCACAAGTGGAGCAGGAACTCTCGGTGCAGGTAACTCGTTGACAGGTCAGTTCGTTAGCGAAATTACTATTTTTGACTAATAATCATGAGGAATACGTGTAAGTTATTCCTACTGATAGCTATGGGTGGTGCCATAAACCCAGTCATAGCAGTGCCTGTGGTGCCAAATTTCCAACAAGGCTCGATGACCACCCACACGGAAACGACTTCCACGGTGACAGAGACCATAAATTCGATGGATTATAACACAGGCTATCAATGGTCGGTCAGTGGCCATGGTATAACTACAGATGATGATTTATCACCTATTAATGCAACCCAAGTTAATACTATTGAAGGAGTGAATTCGACATGGACGGGAATAAGCGACAAACCCAGCTTCACGATACAGACACCAGGTGCAGCGTTTCAATATACGGAAACGTATCAAGGCCCAGGTCTCTCAAATCACACAGTAATACAAAGAGAAACCACCGTAACTTCGGTCACAGATACAACAAGTATCTTCAGTCAGTAGCGATATCCCTTGCTATGACTGGGTTTATGCCATCAGCCATGGCAGAGACTGTTGGTGGTGTAAGTGCAACAGCATCTCCGATTGCCAATTCTTCAGGCTCAGTAACCAATCAAGCTATACAAGTCTTACAAGGACCATATATAACTAACACTTATGGTAATGGTATACAGTGCCAAGGTGCTACCATGAATATTACCCCCTATGTGACAGGAACCGCATCAGCACAAAAACCATATGAACCATACTATTTGGATCCTGTTTATGATATGTCAGATTTAGATGAAGATGGTGTATTAGACAATCCAGGTAATATTTTATATCATGTTCCTACAAGAACAGCACAGAAAGATAATTATAGTCTATCAGTAGGTGTATCTGCAACATGGTCTAGACCATTAGATAAGAAACTACAAGCACAATGTAAAGAGGCAGCAGCAGCAAATATCGCATTAATGAATCAAACAGTTGCGAATAAAAGATTAGACTTTGAGATCGCAAGATTGAAAAATTGCGGCTCTCTAATAAAAGAGGGTATATCATTCCATCCAAAATCACCATACTATAGTATATGTGCTGATGTTGTTGTACAGAATGTAAATAACATAGCTCCACATGCACATAACATACCTTTAAAGAAAGTAATTATTCCTTCTGGTGACGCATCTACTCTAAAAGAAATATCTATTGGTAATAAGTAATGGAGATACCGAGAATACATGTTCATGATGATGGTGTTCAAACCATAGGAGCAGATCAGGTATTCAATATAGGAACTAATCAAGTATTCATAAGAGATATTCCTAGATGGTTAGTTGATCATCCAAAGACTTCAATACCTCAGGCACCACCTGCTACAGTCATTATAGGTAATCCTATTATTGACATGCCTGGTTGCGTTGAGACACATGAGTTTAGTGATAGGAATAATGACATAATTAAAGAAGATGAAGATAACACCTTGGTATTTTGTGATGCACAAATGCCATCATATAATCCAATGGATTATACACCTGACCAATTACAGATGGTCATAGAAGCACCACCACCTCCTGTTGTAGAACCACCACCTGCACCAGAGGTAGATACACCTGAGGTTCCACCGATACCTAAAGAGGATGAATGTCCTGCACCTAATCAACCTAGAGTTGGTGATTTAACTCAGAATGGAAAGGAGAGAGTTATAGGTCATGAAATTCAAAATGGGCAATGTGTGGTATTGTATGAGGATACTACAGCAGTCGAGAGATTTTTACCTTCTACAAATCAAGCCACAACTACAGCAGCGATAGCAGTGGTAGCTACAGCATCTGCTGCTGCAACACCATTATTGTTGAGAGTTATAAAACCTGCAATAAAAAAACTCACTACGACTATACAGAAGAAGTTCGGTAAAGAACCACCTAAGTTAAGTCGTAATGAGTTGCAATGTAATGAGTATCGTAAGAAAAAAGGTTTGCCTCCTTTCAAACGTCCAAAGAAAAAAGGTAAGAAAAATTAGTGTGGTTTATGATCTTTCATACCATCATGGTTGCCATCACCAGGCATCTTACCATATGCCATATATTCTACTGCCTGTACAGAACCTTCTAACCTTGCTAGTGCTCTCTCGTTTTTTACATACTCATCGTATGCAGGTTTCAACTCAGCATTCCTTGAGGATAGTTGCATAGTTCTTTTAGAGAACCTTTGTAGCAACTGCTCCGCAGTCTCTGTTTTTTTCATAATTTTAATCTAACAATTTTTATTTAGGTCTTCTGCCATATTGCCACCTATATCAGCTCCCTGATTACCACCAAACATTGCCACCCAGCCAGCAGCAACCCAACCAACAAAGGGAATAGAGGCAAGACTAGGAGCAGCAGCAGCACCAATGCTAGTCCCGACCAACCTACCAGTTCCTTCAGCAGTTCCGATTGCTTTGATACATGCTTCGCTTTTTCGGGCAGCAACTATCTCTTCTGTCTGTGATGCTGTCAAACCAGGTGGTTGATCAATCCAAGATCTATTGTTAGATACAGGACCGCCTTGGTTAGTCTGACCATCCATAACATACTCTTCAACAACCTTGGTTGTATTGTTTGCTAGTCCTAAGAAACCTGCTTTCTCTTTGATATCTTTAGTGATATACATTGTCTTAGGATCGTTTGCTTTATAAGAAATCTTATATCCATCTGTACTCACCTCTGCATGATAGGTAGAGTAGTCTGTTGTTGGAATATTAATTGTAGGTAATTGAGGTTCGGTTTTTCTTGAAGCAATATATCCGATCATACCAATATGTGATACAGCGAATAGACTGCCTACTACACCAAACGATATCCATTTAATGTTCATGGCATTGAAGGCAAGGGAACTGGTGCACCAGTGACATCTGGAAGAGCACTCTCAATGCCACCACCTACGGAAGGCATGATTGCTTCCATTGCTTTTTCTTTAACACTATCAATGATGGCATCCTTTCTGATGAACACATATCCACCAAGACCAACTATACCAAGTGCTACTGCACCTGAGAAGATAGCGATTCCGTTAATAATTTTTTGCATGATGTTTACTTATCGTTTGGGACAATTTTTACAGGAGCAGATTCAATCCTGATGGTTTGAGCAGGTGCAGTTTCAGATGCCTTAGCAATAAGAAACTCCATATCCTTTTTAGATATGTTAGCACTGCCAGGTTCAGCATCACCTTTCTTCTTCTTGCCTCCCGTTTGAACGCCAAAAGTAGCTAAAGTGCCTGTGAAGACCGAAGCTATGAAAGTTGGATCAATCTTTTCTCCTGCATCATAACCTGGTATTTTAACGTAGTTCAAAGTTAAAATTCCTGCGGACCAGATGAGAACGATCACTCTTATGAGTGTCGCTAAGTACATCAGTTGCTCTTCTTTATCATCAACACTCTCTTTAATTTTTGTCAAGAGATTTTTTGGTTTTTCTTTTACTGCTTCTGCCATGATATTTTGTTATCTATCTACTATATATAGATTTCCTGATATTGACACTCTGTAGTCATCTGAAGTATAGAATGGATTGACTCCGTGATACATTCTGGATGGAAATAGTGCCATCTTCCATTCCCATGATTTATCTAATGGGATATGTTGAGCATCCAGTCCTCCTAAAGGACTATTCCATTGAAACTGAAAAGATGCTGTCTCCTGATTATTACATTCTTTATATCTCTCCGTCTCTTTCTTCATATCATATGGGATTACCACCCAAATAGCAAACGAAAAAATACCAGAATGAATATGTAAAGGATTAAAATCATGTTTCTTTTGATAGTTGACCCATAATTTTTTCAATTCAAAGTCTACCTTCTCAGGATCATGAAGTTCTTCTCCAAAACCCATACTGAGTGTAGTTCCAAACTCTTTAATGTAATTCCAACTTAAATCTTTTGTGAACTCTTTGGTATGTTCCCTTATAGGAAGATGCCAAGATTGTTCAAGATGCCCACCTAAAGTATTGCGAGCATCACCACCTTTTTCATTTATACAAGTTTCTAACTCAGCACGAACTGCATCGGGAACTTCAGCGAAGATCCAACCAGGTGACCTAATCCACTCTGGTCGCCAACGATAGTTATCATTCATTAACTGATTTCTTTTTACCTATGTTATACTTAGACTCAAGTGTCCAGTCATGCTTTTCTTTATATGCTATGACCTTGATCTGACTCAGAGGTGCTGCATCTTTAACTTCATCTACTTTAACGATCTCTACAAGACCCCAATCAGATAAAAGTTTAATAATTCTATTTCTTCTTTGTACATCATTCTCAGATAAATTTGCTCTCTTACCATCAAGTGCAAATAACTCTTTGAAATGTACTATGTAATACTGCCCTTTCTTATGCAGTATGTGACATGATTGATATAACTTCTTTTCTTTTCTGGATGCTACCCCAATCCTAGTGAGAGTTTCTCTTACCTTTAAGAAATCGTCAGGTTCCTTTAAAGATATCTCCACCATATCATCCTTAGTCCACGGTACTTCAGTAATCATTTCTTACCCCCTTTGTTCAGTTTGTCTTTAATGTAATCAATTTGGTTTGGGGATAGGATCCTAAGTGCTTGTATTGCTTTATCTGTACTATATCCATAGTACCTTTTCACAAGGTCGAGATCATCTATCTTCTTTTTTTTACCCCAAGGAGAAAATCTCCTTTTCGGTCTAACAATATGTATATAAAAATCATATTGCATTTTTGAATCTAGAAATGAATACTGATTCATCTCATTGGCATACATCACAGTATCCATATGATGTGACATACACTTGTTTATTATGTACGCAGGATACTTTGACTTCCATGCAGGATCACTATCTTCATCCATAAGATTATTCTTATTAAGATTGATAGAGTTTAGATAATCCTTTAGTGGATAGCGTTCATCGTATGCCATAATTAGTTAATACAAGTTCCTTACGTTGTTGTTGATCTGTCATATAATCACCTACTGATCTCATTGTGTATGTGTGGTCATACTCATGTGCATTCCACCCATGAAATCTATCTTTAATTAAGTTAGAAGAATTGTAAGATACCATCTGATCTCCTATACATGTATTACATGCATGGGCAAACTCATCATGATCAAATCCTTTGTGCATACTACCTGACTTACCATACAACTTTGATTTGATTTCATATGGAGGATCTAAGTATGTAAATACCTCTTTACTGTTTGGCATCATATGAACATAACTGAGATGTGTGATAGACCATTTCTGAATCACTTGTTCATAGAACCTAAGTTTTTCTATACCTCTCATTGAGAAGTTTGAATCTGATGCTTGAGGAGAAAATGATGAAGACTCAGATAGACCACTGAAACTACATTTGTTAATTATATAAAATGAAACAGCAATATGAAAATCTTCTTTTTTACCTTGAGCAAGATAGTCTTTTGCATCATTGAATAAACCTCTTGCTGAGGCAGGGTCTGGATGTCTTGTCTTTAATTGTACAAGTTCATTATATAATTCTATTCCCTCTGTCTGTAAGACCTTCCAGAATGTTGCTAGAGGTGTATACAAATCATTTACCCATATATCCAAGTGAGGATACATCTGTGACACATACAGAGCAACGCTACCACCACCTAAGAATGGTTCACGAAACTCTTTGTAGTTATTAAAGTCAGGAAAGTATGGTGCCATCTTTTTAACAGCACGAGACTTACCGCCAGGATATCTTAGTGGAGTTTTAAGATACATCGAAATTACACTCCACCATGATTTGAGTTAAACATGCCAATAGGTTAATCTCTTGATCGACAACAAATGCTGCCTTGTATTGATAGTCTGCAATAATTAGAATTGCTGCAGGAATGCTAGGAGGTGTCATGATAGAAGCAAGACTATCATATAATGTTCTCATAATAGATTGAGGATCACTATCTATATTTTGTGTGACCCACTTCTTGACATCATTAAACTTCTTTGCTTTCAATGCTGAAACTAAACTATCAATCTTAGCATCCCCCAAAGTAGCAAGGATACCAGTATCAATACTTCCAGTAGATGCATACCTTTGTAATTCATTTAAAGTACGTCTAAAGTCTGGAAAATATTTGTTGACAACTTCAGCAAGAACTTTCTCTGAAAAAGTGACATCTTCAGCAGTAAGGATACCTTTACATCTTGCAAAGAATGATGCTGCAAGTTGTTGTTTTATTTTACCACGAACATTAAAATCTATTACAGTTGTTCTACTGTGTAGAGGTTCAATAATCTTGTTCTTGAAGTTGCAAGTAAATATAAATCTACAATTTTTCTGGAACTCTTCTATCGATGCACGAAGTAAGAGTTGTACATCTGGTGTAGTGTTGTCTGCTTCATCGATGATAAGGACTTTGTGCTTTGCTCCTGCTGTAAGTGATACAGTTGCAGCAAAGTTTTTTGCTTGGTTTCTGACCGTATCGAGGAATCTTCCCTCGTCTGATCCATTGATGACATAGAAGTCTGCTCCTAGTTCATTACATAATGCTTTTGCAATAGTTGTTTTACCGACACCTGCTGTGCCTGATAAAAGTAAGTTGGGAATCTCACCCTGTTCTACGAAACTTTTGAACGTAGATTTCACAGATGGTGGTAAAATACAGTGCTCGATATTCTTCGGTCTGTATTTTTCCACCCATAAAAAATCACTCATAATTTAGGATACCCAATCGGGTTTGCGAGATGGGTCACGAAGGTAATTAGTTGCAACCCAAGGTTTAGATGCAATGTATCTTTTGTACTTAGTAAAGATGTCAATAGTCTGATCATGTTTGAATTGATCAGGACCTGCGAATGCAAATGTTGTAGGTTTGTATGGATACTCAGCAGAAGGTATTAGTTCTGTTGCTTCCATCAATGTTGATTCACAACTATGTGTCTTGTTATAACGATGTGTATATTCTACACACATTGCAAGACCATGTGCAAGCAACCACCATGCATTTGCAGTAGATTCATTTGCCCATATGGTGCAAGGATGATTACGAAATGCACCTTTCTCTGTCTTGTATGGTTGACCATCGAGACGATGTAGGTCACCATACCCATGACCCCACTTCTCAGAACAAACAATAGATAACATCTGACATGTTTCTAATGGCATCTTTACTATGTGTTTGTCTGGTAATCGTTGAGCAGATAATGTTGGGGATGGATCTGTAACGAATATGTTCATGAATTTGGTTCTAGTGCTATAAAATATTTTATCCCATCACCCTTAAAGGATGCAACATTATGTTTACTAACTGAAACCTGATAAGTACCTGGTAATAATTTTAAGTTTTCAACTTTAAAACAATAACAGAATTCTTCTGTAGACTCTCCAACTTCTACACTATAACTATTTGAACTATCATTCTTTTTATCTGTGACAGACAACTGCATTACACCGTCAGCAGAGAACAAACATAAATCAGGTAATTGATATACACTTGCTGCACGTTGTAATTGATTCAGTACACCTGCTTCAAGATTAAACTTAACATCTACTGAAGGTAATTCAATTTCTTTCTCAGGAGGTTGAGTAATAATATCAGGGTCAGCGTAAAAGAATCTTGTCTTTGTGCG